TCAAAGGTTTTTACTAGCTTAAATGTGCTTTTTATTATATCTGCAAACAATTGAAGCCCTATCATTAAGCCAAACGCTCCTAATAATGCGTTTGCTCCTTTTAATAAAGACATAAAACCACCAGCAGTTTTTTTGCTCTGTAAATTAGTTTTTTTTAATTGCGCTTCTAGTTTTTTGTTCTCAGCAGTTAGTTTTTCTGTTTCTGCTTTTAAATTTCTTGTTTGTGTTACAAAGCTTTTTTGTGATCTGCTTACGTTTTTGTAAGCTTTCTGCAAATCGTTTAAAGATTTTAAAAGCTTTACCTGTTCAGTTTCAAGCCCTTTTAATCCAGTTGCGACTTTTCTAAAAGAAGCTTTACTTCCATCTCCTACACCTGTAATAGATTTTCGCATTTCATTAAAGCTTATGATAATCTTATTAATCTTATCAATTGCCTCTTTATCGCTAATTTGTATTTTTGCCATAACGTAAACTTTTTTCTTTACTTATTTGAATCATCTTAACCCACTTGCTTAAAGTTGTGGTTTCGGGATCTATTTCTCTTTTTAGTTCTAAATTACTTTCAAGGTAAATTGCTTGTTTATCCAAATCAAACTTAACCTCTTCTTTGTCGTCTTTAACTTGGTTAACCATTTTTATTTTGAAAATCTTAATTTTATTCTTTAAGGCTTTCATTTTTTTGATCAACGAAGTTACTTGTGGCTCAATAGGTAACTTCTCATCTATAATATAGCTTTTTTCTTTTAACTCGTTTATAATTAATAAACAATTTATCTCTTTATGGTCTTTATAAAGGTTTAAACAGGAAGTAATAAGGTTATAAATCATACCCCACTCCGCAATTAAATACTGCTTTTTCATTGTTGCTTTCAGCTTGTGGTTATGCGTAAGCTCACAATACTCAAAGTAAATATCTTCGAAAATATCTTTTAATTCATTTGTTTGATCATCAGTTAATATAACTTCGTCATTTTCATCGTCGTAATTGATTATTAAATAACGGTATTCGTCGGTTTCAATTATCTTAAAAAATCTACTAACTGTTATTGTGTTTGCGCTTTTATATAGCTTCATTAAGCAAATGGTATTATAATGTTAACGTCAAATCTTTTTAACATTTCAGCCTCAATAAATTTTGATAATTTAAACATTAGATCGGATTGCTCGTCTTTTGTTAAAGTTAAAATAGATGCACCGTATTTGTTTTTTAAATATACGGTTTTTTTCAATTCCTCGTTTCTTGTTTTTACTATTAAAACGTGGTTCTTGCTCGTGTAGGTTTGTTCTACATACATGCTCTTGTACCAATCTCCAGAAAATCTTAATGTAGTGTGCGATGTTATCAGACCTTTTCCTTTTCTTGTTTTCAATGCCTGTTCGCTATATCCTTCTAATTTAGTTCCGTCACCGCTTACACCTTTTTGCAACAGTCGAAGTTTTAGAACTTTCAGAATTTCGCCTTTATTGTTATCAATCCATTCTTGAACCAAAACTTTTAAGCCTTTGGACCCAAACTTATTTAAATCTTGAATAAACGCGCTTAACTCTCTTCCTGCTCTAGCCATTTTTCTGTATTAAAAAAAGGGAGGCAGACATAAGCCGACTCCCTTTTTTGCTATTAATCTAATTCCTGTTATTATACAACAACAGTTTCGGTAACAATATCCCCTCTGTAAAGAACTCCGCCATTTAAAATAGCTGAAGTTAACGTTGGAATATTATAGGTTTCAATACCAGCAACCTCTCCTGTTGCAACAGCAACTACGGTTCCAGTATATTTACCTGCGCTATTCTCTACAATTGCCATAGCGGTTGTGGCTCCGTTGACAGTGTATTTAATATCTGCATCAACTAAACCCTCTACTAAAGTTAAGCCATCACTAGCTAAAACAACAGTAAAATCTATTGTTGTTGCCGCGTTCGCTGGAATTGCATCAAATGATATTCTAACACCATTTACACCATCAATCTCTTCGGGAGAAAAGTCTAATTGGCTTCTTAGTGCAAAAGAATATTGAGTATCCCATTGCGCTCTGTCTATCAACTGAATAGAAAGCATTTTTGACTCTTGATCACCTCCTAGTACTTTAGGATTGGTAAGCATTGCAAGTGTTTGGCCAGAAGTAAATCCACCAAAATCTCCATTGCTGTCAACAGCTAATCTCCAGTTACCCTCTTCATCAGCAAAGATGTAATCTAATGCTTTGTAAGAAGTTAGTTTCGACATCTCTTTGTAGAAATTGTGTCCTTCTTCAAAACCAAAAGTAAACTTAGGTAATGCTAAAGTGTTCAATCTATCTACGTTTCTGCTATTTGTTGTAACAGAATCCTCAGAAGATGTATTTTCAAAAGTTTCAGCTCCAATTAAAGGAATAAATTTCCCTAATTGTATTTGCGCATCGATGTACGCCTTGTTAAAATCCGTTGCTTTTGGAATTACAAATCCTTTTTGAATACCTATAAGGTGAAGAGGTGTTCCCCATTCAATTTGGCATCCAAGCTTTCCTGTGTCGGCATCAGTACCTCCACAAGAAACTTTTTTATCAATTATTGTTTGTAAACTCATTATTTAATTTTTTTCTTGTTAACTAATAGGTTAAAAGAATCTTTGCTTGGTGTTTCAAATACATCGCCAACTTTAAAAGTTATTGTTCCACTTGCGTAGCCAACACTAAATTCTGTTATAACCGTTCCTTGGTAAGTTTTGCTCTTACTGCTTTGTTTTGTTTTTTTTGCCATAATATTAAAATTTTATCTCTCTTAAACAATTACTGTTAACTGAAATAGTTACAGTTACTTTTATTGCATCCCAAATATCAACGAACTTTCCTTTTGTATCATCTTCATTACTATAATTACCATACTTGGTAATCCCGTAGTTCAAATCGAAGTCTATTGTGTTTGCTTTAGTAAAGGCATCTAGAATATTATCTAAAAGCACCATTAAAATAGGCTTAAATGTTGTATTCAATCTTTCAGAATTTCGCATCGTGTTGTTTGTTTCAACAGCTAGAATCAAAGTTAATGGTTCAACCATAACTCTTTTTCTATTAATGTGATTTTCATCGTATGGCATCTGTAACCAAATCAACGGGTAATTTGTTTCTTGTGTTGACTCAGCGAAAAAAGCTAATAGCTCATTTTCATCACCAACCTTAAAAACAGGCTTAAAATTGTTAGAATTTGTTCCAGCAACATCGGGTAGGTATTCAAAAATTTCTCTTAACCTATCTTCTATTACTATTGTTTTCTTTCCAATCATTATATCCCAAATTGATTTTTGTGTACCTCAAAGTATCCTGGTTTAAAACTAAGATACGTGTCGGCAACTAGGTTATTCATATCTTCAATGAATTTATAGAGTGTTACCTCTTTATTTTCGTGATAATAATCAACGCCATAACCAAATCTATTTACAACAATGTCTTTTTTAAATTGCTTTCCTTGAATCATATCAACCATTTCGCGCCAAGCTATAATAACTTTTTGTGCCGGACTTCTCTCTTCCGAGTTACCTCCTTTTGGTTTAACATGACCAACTCCAGATCTAAAAACATCGTAATTTTGTTCGTAATGGTAATAAACATAATTAGCCAAAAAACTATTTGAATAAACAGTACTCGCTGAATTTGTTTTAAACCTAACACCCCTCCATTGAACTAAATCTCCAGAGGGATTTGTATAGGTTTTACCATTAAGTAAATCATTCCACTTTGCATCTGAACCATCTTTTAAGCCTGTTGCTTTAGAGCTATCAAGCTCCGCTTCAAAAAGCAAATAAAGTTGTAATCCCAAACACTTAATCAAACATTGACGCTCGTACTTTTCAACAAAATCATCAAGTTCCGCAGATACAGAAGTTACATCTGATGTTACAGATGGCTTTGCATTTGGAATATAAAGTTCGTTTTTATAATAAGCGTTATTTGTTATCATTTTAAATGGAAATTAAAAATTACTGTTTCATTGTCTTAGGAACGTGAACTTTAACTTTGTCAAGTACTTTAACAAAACCTTTAGCCTCTAACGTTTCAGCAGTTGAAGAATGGTAAACCACTTTTTCTCCTTTAGAATCGCCTTTTAGCATTTCACAGTTATACATCCCTTTTTCTAATTCTTTGTTTTTAGCTTTTTCTGCCATAGTTATTTATTTAAAAGATTAATATTCAATATTAAATAGCCGTAATCGCCGCTTGAACAGTAGCAATATCATCGTAAACAAAAGCTCCTTGGTCTAAGTTCTTAACGTATTGGAAGAATCTAGACTCTCCTAACATTGTGAACTTATTAGTAATAAATTGATCGTTAATCCAACCAACTCTAATACTAAAAGGTACATAGTTAACAATATTGTATTTGCTCATATCCGCAACAAAAATCTTACCTACTGGAATTTTAATCCAAGGCTTGATTACTACACCACCAATTCTTACTTCGTTGAACAATCCGGCTTGTGGATATAAAGGTAAACCATTTGCATCTTTAGCCGCAACTAATTGCTTGTAAAAATCAATAGGGTTAACCATAACGATGTTCGGTTGGTAATGAGCTTCATCTGTAAAACTTGCAGTTCTGTAAATGTCAGTAATTATAGCATTTACAACATCCATAAAGTTTGAAGTTCCTGCTGGTAAGAAATCTACCATCCCTGTTGAAACAAAAGTTCTACCGTAAACAGTAGCTCCTGTTGGGTTGTTTCCTAATCCATCGCCAAAATAAGCGCCATCAACCTTAAATAAATCATGTTGCTTAACTAAATACTCTCTTGCAACAGACATCATACGAGCGTAATCAGTGATAGACTCCTCTGTTAAAATCTCGTAAGCGGCAACCTTTTTAGGTGTTTCGTAACGGTTTTCCCATTTGAAATCTATTTGTGGTTTTGTACCACCTTCTGCAACAAACGCATATCCACCTTCTTTTGGTGTCATCTCTGTATAAGAGAAGCTAGGAGAACCGGTTCTTGAAATTGTAGCTAATGACAATAAAGAATTATCATTACGTAAATTGAAACTTCCTAAAGAAGTGCTTACATCTAATGGAGGGGTACTAATATCGGTACCACTTCCTGTTGAAATATCTCCAACGGCTTTAGGTATGAACTCAATTTCTCCAGCTTTATTTGCTTGAATTTCTTTTAACTTGTCTTTGTTTGCGTTTATGAAATCGCCAAACTGTCCTAAATAGTTTTTAACTACTTTTTGTTTTTGGGTTTCCATAAAATCATCAAGAGCTTGCCCTTGCGTTTTAATTGATTCAGTAAGCTTCAAAATATCATCTTTAGATGCGTTGTTTTTTTGCGCCTCAGCTAAATCACCTTGCACTTGAGTAAACTTTAACTCTAATGCTTCTTTAATTTGTTCTGGTGTCATAATTTTTTTAATTATTATTAATATTCGTTTTAATAAAGTGACTCGTGTCGGCTTTACCTTGTTTTGTAGTTAGTGATCATCTCGGCTAACTTTTCAACCATTCTAATATAGCGCTTTTCTCTATATCGGACTCTTTAGTTTCGATTGGCTTTTTCGAAGTTTGTATTGTTGGTGTTATAGCGTTGCTTCCCATAGGAACAGCAGAACCCTCTATTGCTTTAGCCTCGTAAACAGCATAGTAAAAACCAACCCTTTCAACTTCGTCTTTATTCGCTATGTCGTTTATGTGCTTATCGTATATTGACTTTTCCTCTTTGTATTCGTCATCATCGCTATTAATAGCCATTTTTATATTTACATAATACATTCCCACAGAATGATTATCTACGTTTTCATTTTTATACTCATTAAACATCTTAGAATTTCTAGATTGCTTAACAACAGAATCAAAAACCAATGCTTCAGTTTTTCCCTCAATATCGTAACCTAACTCTTTCCATTCGTAGGTTTTTGTAAAAGCAGTTAGATCATCTTTGTCTGATATTATTTTATCAAACTTCATTTCGTGTTCTTGAAGATGTTTTATCCTTGAGTTTTCTTTTAAAGACTTTTTCCACAAACCATCAATATGAACGTCTTTGTGACTATCCATAATCATTGTGGTGTTTATAATAGCACGAACTTTAATTTGGTCAACCTCGTTATCAGCTTTACTGGCGCTTTTATTAATGTTGTTTACAGTGGCCATTACTTGACTTTGAGCAGAAAAACCATCCGCTTTTTTGAATTGAGATTTCTTCTGATAAATTAAATCGTCTTGATTCTCTTTCAAGTAAGCAAAAAGCTCTTGTTTGGTTTTAAATTTCGTAGTATCCATAATGCTATTTTTTAATAAGTTTCTTATTTCTTAAAGCCTCTTCTTTAATCTTCATTGTTTGCTTGGCCAGACGCTTGAGTTCCTCCTCCCGTTTGATTTGTTCCTGTGTTTTCATTTTTTGCTAGTTCTTTAAGTGTTATTGTTTTATCATAACCACATTCCTGTAAAGCAATATCGTCAGGCAATCCAGCTTCTCTCAAAGCTTTTAGTGCCGCTCCTTTTTTGACTAAACCATCGTATTTTTCCAATAACATAAACTGCATTATCGGTAAATGATGATAGTTTCCAACTAATTTAGTGTTTTTATCTTCAATAAGTTGCTGAAATACAGCACAAAAAGCGTCTAGTGTCGATTGCATCTCATTTTGAATATAAGAAACCATTGACTCTTTGAAGTTATTATATGTGGTTTTTTTAGCTTCTAAACTAAGAATATCCTTTGGAATATGTAATGCCGTGTATATTAAATTACCATCAACCTTAACAGATTCATCTAAACCTAGATCACGTAAAGCTATGTGTAAAGATTGCCACTTTAAATCGGCTTTAGTTAAAATTCCACGCTTTCGCTTATGGCCCAATCCGTAATTACCAAAAAACAACTTTTCAGCATCTTCTTTTTCCTCATTACTTAAAGGGAAAGAGCCTGTTGATGATGACTTTCCTGTAATTAACTCTTTTCCGTTTGTTTTTAAAATAATGTTCTTAGCCAATAAAGAATCCTTGGTGTTTATTAGCGTCTGCTTTAAACCGTCTAATCTGCTTTTGTTGTTAAATAAGTTATTTGTATCTAGGCCGTTTGGTAGGTCGTAAAGGAATAGTAAATCTTTTAATGGTATTGTTTCATTTGAGCCATCCCTGTCGTATAGTATTTTGGTGTTTTGAATTAAATGGTCTGCGTTTCTTACTGATAAATTAGTCTTAAAGCTATCTGGAAACTCTATTAAATCAGGGTTAAGCAAATACATTGAACTAGGTTTTGTCATTCCCGTTGTTCTCCGTAGCCAAACAACAGCCTTTCCACTTGCTATCTGTGTAAATAACGAGGTTTCTAAAAAGTCTAATCCTGTTTGAAAATAATTAGGGTTTTTAAGTAAAACTAATAACCAATGATCATAAGATTTAGCTCCTGTTACTTTGTTTTCAATATAAAAATCCGCTTGAGAAAATAGTTTTGATACAAAAAGAAGTGCCGGTGTTAATATTGGGTGGTCTTGTGCCATCCCTAAATTGGAACCATTGCCCGAAGCCCAAGAATTAAACTCAGTTACATCAGAAAAGGTATCCCCTACTACATTTCTTTCAAATAAAGAGAAGTTTAATCGCGGGAAGTTAAATGCCATTTAGATTTATTTTAAACGAAGCTACGATAAAAATACCGTAAATGAAAAAAATAAAAAGAAAACAGCCCTAAACACTCCAATCAAGGGCGCAAAGAGCTGTTAAACACACACACAGTAAATTTATATCTTTATATTCAAATATCCGACTAAATAATTAATAATATATCGCAAAGCATCCATTAAGTGATCATCAGTCTTTAAAGGAACGTCCGTGCTTTTTTCATACCTATCGATGCTCCAGGAATAGTTGTCGTATTCAAATCCTAAGTTTTGGCTTCTGACATAGTAAACAGAAAAACCTTGAACTAATGTAATTCCAACCTCAACACTTCCACCTCCTTTTACAGCGCCTACCGCTAAATAGTTTTCGTTCGTTAGTAGTCTAATATAATTCTCTTTTGCTGAATCGCAAACAACTAAACTGCTTCCTTTTTTTATTTGTGGCACAGATAGCTTTATTATTGTCGGCAAAGAATCTGTTAAATCTTGTAACGGCTGATACAACCTTTCGCAAATGTAAAAAGCGCCATCACCATCGTATTTAACTTCAACACAAGCCGTTGGGTTACTAGCACCAAAATCTAAACCAAAATAAGAAATATAATCTAAATCATCAAAATTGTCTTGCGATATTTCTTTCCACCCTTTATAAATTTTGTTCGGTTTTTCGGCACCAAACCCTAAACCGTAAACAAGCCACATAAACTCATCGGCAGTTCCTTTTTTTATGTTTTCTTCGTTTGGTGGCGGTTGGTTATGTAATGAAATAGGCTCGCCTTTATACATTAATTCCGTTCCAACAATTTCATAACTACCACGAACCCAAGGCTCGTAGGATAATATCTGCTCAACAATATTTGGAGGGCAGAACGCGTTGTTTAAGAATGTAGAATGTAAAAAAATAGTTCGTTTATCAAATCTATAAGGCTCTAACCAAAAGTTTTTACTAGGGTTATAATCACAAAACACACGTTCTGCCGTTCTTTGTGTTATTTCTAAATAAATTCTTTTACTAAATTCGCTTACTTCGTTGAAAAATGAAATATCTTGACTTCCACCCAAAACCTTATCTACACTATCAGCGCCCTCAAATACAATTTTACTTCCTGTTGGCATATAAGTAAAGGTGCCTAGTTGTATGTTTTCCTTAATATCTTTGAAAATATTGTAGTCATATATGATAATATTTCTAAAATCCTCCAAAACAGATGACCGGCACACGTTTTTAAGGTTCCTCCAGACTGTTATTTTTAGGTTTTTTCTACTAACCATTTCAGTTAATAACAACTGAAGTATTGAATAACTTTTACTAGAACGAGAACCGCCCATTGGCACAATCTGCCTGTAACGATAAATTGGATCAATAACTTCGTTTTTGTTTTCGTCAATAT